CGGCGATCAGCTCACCTTCGGCCTGCGCATGCAGCTCAAGGGCGCCGGCTTCTCGTCCTCGGACGTCGCCGAGGGCAATGGCGAGCAGCTCGGCACCAACTCCGACAAGGTGACCATCGACGAACTCGGCCACGTCGTCGGCGTGAAGTCCGAGAACACGATCGATCAGCAGCGCGTGCCCTTCAACCTGCGTGAGCAGGCCCGCTCCGGCCTCGCCGACTGGTTCCAGACCCGCAAGACGGTCTCGTTCTTCAACCACGTCTGCGGCTTCACCCCGGCGAACGCGCTCGGCAAGAAGTTCACCGCCAACAACGTGGTGACCGCCCCGTCGCAAGGTCGCATCCTGCGTCCGAACAACCGTGCCGACGATGGCGCCCTCGTGGCCGGCGACATCTTCACCCTCGACCTGATCGACCGCGCCGTCGAACTGGCGAAGACCGGCGGCCAGGGCAAGAAGGTGATGATCCGTCCCGTCGTGGTGAACGGGAAGAAGTTCTACATCCTCTATCTCGCCTCGGAGCAGGTCACCTCGCTGCGCACCAACACGGCGACCGGCCAGTGGCTCGACATCCAGAAGGCGGCGATGGCCGGCATGGAGTCGAGCAAGTCCCCGATCTTCTCGGGTGCGCTCGGCGAGTACAACGGCGTCATCCTTCGCGAGGCGCAGGACATCACGCAGGGCGTCTCGGCCAACGGCCAGAACGCGGTGGCGAACACCCGCCGCGCCGTGCTGCTCGGCGCGCAGGCGGCCACCATCGCCTACGGCAAGGCCGGCGGTGACACCCGGTACCGCTGGAACGAGGAGCTGCTCGACCACAAGCGCAACCTCGAGGTCTCGGCCTGGGCGATCTGGGGTCTGAAGAAGACGACCTACAACGGCGACGACTTCGGCACCGTCGTCATTCCGACCTACGCCAAGCCGGCCGACGCCTAAGCGGCCCTCCCCGCCTGAATGAACCTCGCGCGGGGCCTCGGCTCCGCGCGCCTCTTCCGTTCTGATCTGAGAGAGGGCCCACCATGGCCACCAACGTCCCCCCGGTGAACCCGGCTGCCCGCGAGTACCGCGAGCAGGAAGTCCACTACGTCCGCCGCTCCGTCACCTTCGTGAACGGCTCCTTCGTGATGCCGGCCTCCCTGCCGGAGGGCGCGCTCATCACCGCGACCCTCGTCCTCGTCACCACCGCGTTCTCGGACGGCGCCTCGCTCGTCGTCGGCTCGGCCCCGGGCGGCAACGACATCGTGGCCGCGGCCGACTCCGCCGTGACTGCGGCGGGTGCCAAGCGTCCCGACACCGCCACCCTGAAGGGCCCGCTCGCGGCCGACACCACGCTCTACGGCACGATTGCGGGCGCTCCGGCCGCGGGCGCCGCGACGCTCGTGTTCTTCTACACCCCGAACAACGACGGCTGATGTCCGCCCTCGCGTGGCTGCATCTCGCAGCCGCCACGGTCCTGACGGCGGAGCCCAGCGCCCCGCCGTCGCCTCCTCCCGCGCCACAGCCGAGCGACGCCGATGCCGGACAATCAGGGCCGATCGACGCTCGCCGAGCTGATCGCGGAAATCGAGGACGACATCGAGCGAGCGGATCTGGGCGTACAGGTCGCGAAGGCGGTTGAGCGGGCCATCCGGCACTACCAGCCGGTCCGGTTCTTCTTCAACGAGCGCTCGCTGACGTTCCAGACGTTGCCGGGCACCGATCTCTACGGGCGCGGCGACCGGGACGAGATCCCGAACCTGCTGGCCATCGACAGCGCTGTGCTGATCGAGAACGAGCAGACCGCTGTCCTGCGGCGGATGCCTGAGACCGAGATCGAGCGTCTCGACGATCCGGCCGGCCCGGCGCGCCCTTGCGCCTTTTCCTACTTCGACCAGGGCATTCGGCTCTGGCCGGTGCCGTCGGGCGCGTGGACCGTCCGCCTGAAGGCGCACGTCCTGCTGCCGGCGCCCGCGTTCGACGAGGGCAACGCCTGGACCGACGAGGCCGGCTCGCTGATTGCCGCGTGGGCCAAGCGGCATCTCGCGCTCAACAGCCTGTCGAAGCCGTCCCTCGCACAGGCGCAGGCCCTTCTCGTCGCCGATGAGGAGCGCCGCCTTCGGGGCCGCTCCAACGTCATCGCGTCGTCCGGCCAGATCCAGGCCTCCTACCTCTGACCGGAGCCCGCCCGCATGGCCGATCCCATCACGGATTACCCGTCCCTCGTGGCGGCGGTGGAGGAGTATCTCGCCCGCGGCGATCTCCAGACCTACGCGCGCATCTTCATCCAGCAGGCCGAGGGGCGGTTCAACACCGACCTGAAGGTCGTGGACATGCACAAGTCCACCGGCCTGAAGGATCTCGCTGCAGGCGGCATCGACGTGCCCGGCGATTTTATTGATTGGGTCGCGGTCGAGTGGACGCCGCCCGCCGGCAGCCCGCAGCGGCCTCTCATGCTGCGTTACGTCGAGGCCGATTCCCCCGAGTTCCGCACCCGGCACCGCCCGAACGGCCCGGCGCAGTTCTACACCGTGCTCGCCGGCCGGGTGCGCGTCATGCCCGCCGCCGCCGGCAAGCTGGAGATGACCTATTACAGCCGCATCCCGGCCCTGACCGAAGCGGTGCCGAAGAACTGGCTCATCACCAAGGCGCCCGAGGTCTACCTCTACGGCACCCTCATGGAGGCGGCCCTTTTCCAGAAGGACGAGGAGAAGTCGGCGCAGTGGCTCGGGCTGGTGAAGGAGCGTCTCGGCGCGATCTTCGGCCAGGCCGATACCCAGAAGACCGCCGCCCGCACCGCGCGCCCGACGGTTGCCGCGGCCGAGACCATGGCGGCGCAGGCGGTCGGCTGACATGGCCGCGCCGCTGCCCCGCGTTCCGCTGGCGCCCTACGCGCCGGACGTGGCGTCAATCGACGCGTCGGTCTGCGCGGTCGCCCGCAACGTCATTCCCCGCGCCGACGGCTACGCGCCGTTGCCCGGGCCGGAGACGATCACGGATCCGCTGCCCGACCTGTGCCGCGGCGCTGTCACCGTGACGAGCCCGCTCTTCGGCGTGCCGATCTTCTTCGCCGGCACCGGTTCGCGGCTCTACCGCTCGAACGGCACGGGCGGCTGGACCGACGTCTCGAACCCGTCGCGGGCCTACGGGATGCCGGCCGACGATAGCTGGTCCTTCGCCCTGTACGGCTCGCTGCTGGTCGCGGTGCATCTCGGCGCCCCGCCGCAGGTCATCGACGTGGACAGCGGTGCCGCCTTCCGGGATCTCGGCGCGTCGAGCGGTTTCCCGCCGCCGCGAGCCCGCCACGTTGCCGTGGTGCGTGAATACCTCGTGCTCGGCGGTCTCGCCGACGACCGCGGTGCGGTGCAGTGGTCGGACATCGGCAATCCCGAGTCCTGGCCGCTCGGTCAGCAAAACGGCCACGACGGCGATATCCAGGCCTTCCCCGATGGTGGGGCGGTGACGGCCGTGGTCGGCGGTGAGTTCGGTCTCGTGCTGCAGGAGCGCACGGTTCGGCGGCTCGACGTCTCGGGTGGCGCAAGCGTCCTGTCGTTCTCGCTGCTCGAGGAGAACCGCGGCTCGGTCTCGCCCTCCGCCGCGGTCCGGGCCGGTCCCCGCGTGTTCTTCGTGGACCGCGACGGCTTCCACGCCTTCCCCTACGCCGGCAGCGCCTCGGTGCCGATCGGCGCCGAGCGGGTGAACCGCACCTTCCTCGATCGGGTGGACCCGAACCGGATCGGCGCGACGGTCGCCATCCGCGATGCCACCGGACCGCGGATCCTGTTCGCCTACCGCCTGAAGGGTGCGCCGACCTCCGATCCGAGCCTCCTCGGCGAGGCCCTGCTCTACGACTGGCTCCTCGACCGGTGGACGGGTCCGATCACGGTGACGCTGCGGGCCGGCCTTGCCGCGGCGACCCCGGCGGTGTCGATCGACTCGATTGCCGGCTCGGTCGATGACCCCGGCCAGCTCTCGTTCGACGATCCGAGCTATGCCGGCGGCGTTCCCGCGCTCGGCTACATCACCGCCGACAACCGCCTCGCCCTGCTGACCGGCGCCCCGCTGGAGGCCCTGATCGAGACGGCGGACATCATGCCGTTTCGGCCGGACCGCGCCTTCGTCCGTGGTGTCCGGCTCGACACGGATGCCGACGACTGGCGGATCGCCGTTGGCGGTCGTGAGACGCTGAAGCGCGCCGATCAGGTGGCCTACAAGCCGGAGACGGACCCGACGGTGGAGCGCTTCGCCCCCTGCCGGGTGTCGGCGCGCTACCACCGCGCCCGCATCCGGATCCCGGCCGGCACCGACTGGACCTATGCCGTCGGGGTCGAACCCGATGCAACGCGGGACGGCTCGCGATGAACCTGCCCCCTCCCGGCGAGACCAATCTCCTGCGCATCGTCGCGGCGCTGCGCGATATGGCGGAGGGGGCGACCAACGCCATCGCGCGCGATGACGCCGTGCTCGGCGCCGGTACGGCAACCCGCATCGAGTCCCGGCTCTGCGTGCCCGGCGCGCTGGTGACGTTCGCACCGCTCGACGCGGGCGCAGCCGCCGCCGGCATCTTCCTCCAGGAGGCGGCCCGCAATTTCTTCGTGCTCGGCCATGCGCCGGGCGGCGAGGGGCGCCGGGTCCGGTTCGAGGTTCGGAGACCGTGATCCGCTTCTACGCCGCCCCCATGGACGCGGTCGGGCTCCTCTGGCCCCTCGTCGAGGGGCACCTCCGTCGTGCCTGCCAGCGCGGCGTCGGTGACATCTCGACCGACACCCTGCGGGCCGAGTGCGAGGGTCACCGAGCCCGCCTCCTCCTGACCTGCGACGGTCCCCGCATCCTCGCCGCGGCGGTGGCCCGCTTCTGCCTCCAGGCCGACGGCTCTACCGCCTGCGAACTCGTCGCGGCCGGCGGCGGCTCTCTCGCCGCCTGGAAGCACGTCATCCCCGACTTCGAGGCGTGGGCCCGGTTCCACGGCGCCAAGAGCATCCGCCTCTGCGGCCGCCCGGGCTGGGAGCGCGTCTTCCTCGGCTATCGCCGCCGCCCCCTCGTCTCCCTCGTGAAGGATCTCTGACCATGCCCGGCGGCGGCGGCTCCAACACCACGACCCAGCAGCAGAGCCAGAAGACGGAGCCGTGGGCTCCGGCGGTCCCGGCGCTGAACGAGATCCTCGGCGGCGCCACGAAGGCCTATCAGTCCGGCGTCGGCTCACAGGTCTACGGCGGGCAGCGGGTCGCCGGGCTCGGGTCCGACACGCTCGCCGGCCTCGACATGCTGAAGGATGCCGCCACCACCGGCACCGCGACTGCGGGGGCGGCCAACGACCTCGTCGGCGGTCTGGCGCGCTCCGGCGGCACCACGGCGGCCACGCAGCAGGCCGTGGCCGGCTTCGGCGGGATCGACCCGACCGTGAGCACCGCGGGCGTCGGTGGAGCGGTCTCGAAGCTCTCCGATCCGGGCAACATCGCCTCCACCACCGGAGCGAAGATGGCGGGCGGCGCCTACGCGACGGACACCGCGCCGGTGGCCGGGCTCGCGGGCGACTTCGCCACCGGCACCAGCCAGACTCAGCGTTCGCTCCAGGATGTGGCCGACGGCAAGTTCCTCGGCGGGGCGAATCCCTACCTCGATGAGATCATCTCGCGGTCCGGCAACGAGGCGGCCACGAAGGTGGCGCAGGCCTTCTCGGCCTCGGGCCGCTACGGCTCGGGCCGGTTCGCCGGCGCGACCGCCGATGCCGTGGCCGGGATCGGGTCAAAGCTGCGCTACGATGATTACGAGGCGGAGCGCGGTCGGCAGGCCTCGGCCGCCTCGGCGATCGACGCGGCGGGCAACGCGCGCGCCGGGCTCGCCGGCAGCCTGCTCTCGACGGTCGCAGGCGTGAACACCGGGAACGCGAATATCGCGGCCACCGGCGCCGGGCTCGCGCAGGGCGCACTCAAGGACTCGCTGGCGGGCGAGACCACGCTCGCCGGTCTCGACGCCGACAACATCACCCGCCGCCTCACCCAAGCCGGCACGCTGCTCTCGGCGGCACAGGGCGACCGTGCGGCCGGGCTTGCCGCGGCAGGTCAGGTGCCGACCATTCTCGACGCTCTGGAGCGCGGCGGCCGCACCGTCGGCGCCGTCGGCGCAGCGCAGGACGAGGCGCGGCAGAACGCTCTCGATAGCGAACGCGAGATCTTCGACGAGACGCAGGGCGCACCCTGGAAGCAGCTCGGGCTCTATGCCGGCCTCGTGCAGCCCACCGCCGGTCTCGGTGGCACGTCGGAAGGCACGACGACCACGAAGATGCCGAAGCCGAGCTTCCTGCAGCAGCTCTTCGGCATGGGTCTCGCGGGCGCGTCGGTCGCCTCGAAGTTCATGGGCCCGTAGTGGCCGCCTCCTCGCAAGGAACCTCGCCCGTGAGCGCATCCCCCTTCGGCTTCGGCGCATCCATGGCGCCGGAGGATCTTGCCCGCCTGTTCGGCCGGATGCCGATCGGCGCGCCGCAGGGCTTCGCGCCCGTCGCTGAGAGCGAGGCCGACGTGCAGCGCCTTGAGCGGGCCACCGGCATGGTGCCCCAGCCGACTGCGCCCAAGCCCCGCGCCGGCCTCGTTGATGTCGCGCCGGCCACTCGGCCCGGCGCCATGACGGTGCCGCTGCCGCCCGCGCGCCCCGCCGAGTTCTCGACCTCGGAGGCCGATCTCCCCGCCGCGGGCACCCAGCCGATCATGGCCGCGCCCGCCCCAACCGCAGCATCGAGCCCGGCCGCGCCAGAGGGCCCGTCCTTCGGCGACCGCCTCATGAAGGGGCTGAAGGACAACGGCGATTATCTCGGCGCGCTCGGCGCCGGGCTGCTCTCCTCCCCGACCTGGGCGGGCGGCATCTCGGCCGGCATGCAGTTGGCATCGAAGAGCGAGACGGACCGGGCGGCGACCGATCTGGCTCGGGTCGAGCTCGGGCTCAAGCAGCGCAAGCTCGCGCAGGAAACGGCTGCTCTCGGTGGCAACGCCGCGATCATCAAGAAAGCCTTTCCGTCCCTGTCCGATGCGGAGGCCACGGCCGCCGGGTCGAACACCGGCATCGTGACGGACGCGCTGAAGCGCCTTCAGGATCCGAACTACGGTCGCGAGAACGATCCGGCCTTCATCCGGCAGAAGGCGCAGGCACAGGCCGAGGGCACCGCTGCGGGCAAGCCGGACGAGTCCTATGTGCAGCTTCCGGAGGCGGAGCGCGTCGCTCTCGGCCTACCTGCCGGCGCCTACCAGCGCGATACCCGGGGCAAGATCAGCGCGGTGAACCCGACCGGCACCACGATCAACATGGGAGCCGAGAAAGCGCAGGACGCGACCGTCGGCAAGGGCTACGGCGAGTATCAGCTCGACCTCGCCACGAAGGGCCGCAACGCCGGCTCGACGCTCAACACCCTGGCGCTGATGGAGCAGGCGATGAACACGCCGGGCTTCTACTCCGGATTTGGTGGTGAGACGGCCAAGCGGGCAAACCAGTTCCTCGGCGCGCTCGGTGTGAAGGACTCGCGCGCCGCGTCCGCCGCGGAAGTGTTCGACGCCCTCTCCAATAAAGTCGTGCTCGACGGCCTGGGCGGCTCGCTTGGTCCCGGCATCTCGAACATGGACCGCGATTACATCTCGCGCACGGTGCCGACCTTGGCGCAGTCTGAGCAGGGCAACCGCGACCTGATCGGCGTCGCCCGCTCCCTGGCCAAGCGACAGCAGCAGGTCTCGCAGCTCGCGCGCGACTATGCGGCGAAGAACAACGGTCGGCTCGATGCTGGCTTCGATCAGGCCCTCGACGAGTTCGCCCAGAGCAACCCGCTCTTCCCGCAGGCACGCGACGGTGCCTCCGCCTCCGCGCCGAAGGAGCCGCCGCAGGGCGCGCCGAATGGTGCGCGCCAGGGCCGCGATGGCATGTGGTACGCCCCCGATCCGGCCCGACCCGGCAAGTACCTGAAGGTGCAATGATGAAGCTGGTCCCCGTCGATTATGACCCCTTCGCCGGGGACGAGCCGGCTCCGGCCGCCGGGCCGAAGCTCGTGCCGGTCGATTACGACCCGTTCGCGGACGCCCCCGAGGCACCCGCCGTCACCGACGCGCCGGGCGCTGGCCTACCCGGCTCCTCCGCCGCAGCGGTGGGCCGGGGCATCATCAACGGCGTGCCCGTCGTCGGCCCCTACCTGACGGCGGGGCTCGACCGCGGCATCGCGGGTGTCCGCTCGCTCAAGAACGACACCAAGTTCTCCGACGAGCTGAAGACCGTCCAGGCGTTCGGCGAGTCCACCGCGAAGGAGAACCCCGGCTCGACCACGACCGGCGAGGTGCTGGGCGGTGTTGTCGGCACCCTGCCGATGGTGGCGGCCGCGCCGGCTGCGTTCGGAGCGGGGGCTGGCGGGCTGGGCGTTCGGTCGGCGGCGTCGGCCCTATCCGGCGCTGCGGTAGGCGGCGCGGATGCTGCTGTTCGCAGTAACGGTGACGCGAAGGATACCCTGAAGGGCAGTGTAGCAGGCGCAGCCTTCGGCGGTGCTGCCCCCGCCCTCGGCGCGGCCGTCGGCGCCGGTGCCCGCAAGGTCGCCGAGATCGTCGGGACGCGTGGCGCGACGGCGCCCGGCGTCGGCCCTGCCGCGATGGGTAAGCTCGCCGACGATTTCGGGAACGCAGGCGGCCCCGACGCGGTACGGGCGCGCATGGCCGAACTCGGTCCTGAAGCGATGCTGCTCGACGCCTCGCCCGCCCTTGAGGGCCGCGCGCAGGGTCTCGCAGTGCTGCCGGACACCCGGGAAGCCGTGATGGCGCCGCTCGCCGCTCGCGCCCGAACCGCCAACGCCCGGCTCGGTGACGATGTGAACCGGCATCTCGGCCCGAGCATGGACCCGGCGGACTTCCGCGCCAGCTGGCAGGAGGCCTACGACGAGGCGGTGCCGCCGCTCTATCGCGAGGCGCTGGGCCAGCCGGTCACGGTGGATACTTCCGGTATCCTCGACACCATTGGCCGGCTCGGCGCGACGGAGAAGGGCGGCGCCGACACGGCCCTGCGCCGCGCCTGGGGGCTCCTGCACCACGAAGCCGACGTGCCGGGCGTCGGACGCGCCATGATCCCCGACCGCCGGCCGGAGGCGTTGCACAACGCCAAGGAAGCCCTCGATGCGATGATCGCGCAGGTGGAGGCGCAGCAGGGCAGCGCGGCGGCAAGCGAGTTGCGCGCCCTGTCGGCGGTGCGGTCCGGCGTGAACGAGGCGCTCGAAGCGCAGGTGCCGGGCTACGCGAACGCGAACCGGACCGCGCAGCACTTCTTCCAGCAGCGCGACGCCTTCGATCGCGGGCAGACCCTCCTCAACGGTGGACGCGAGGCGGTCCGGCCGGGCCAACTCGCGGCCGAGACCGCCGAGATGACGCCCGAGGTCGCGCAGGCGCAGCGGCTCGGGCTCCGCGCCGAGGTAGATCGGGCCGTCGGCACAACGATCAACGACCGGGTGGCGCTTCAGAAGACGATCCAGGGCGAGGGCGACTGGAACCGCGCCCGGCTCGCCGAGGTGTTCGGCGAAGAGCCGACGGCGGGCGTGGTCGGGGCGGTGGAGCGAGAGCGCGCCTTCGATGCCTCACACCAGCGCATCGTCAACAACTCCATGACGGAGCTGCGGAAGCGCGCCGCCGACGACGTGGCGCCGCGCGAGATCAAGGGCGGCTCGGGCGATCCTGGCACGGTCGTGGCCGGCGCCGTCGGTGGCCTGAAAGGCATCGCCGCCGCTCACGGCATCAAGGGCTTGAGGCTGGCGGCCAGCGCCGAGGGCCGTGCCCGCGACATCGCCCGCAACAGGCAGCTTGCCGAGGCAGTGACGGCCCGCGAGGGCGATTATCTGGAGCGACTGCTGGCGGCAATCGGCGCGCGGGCGGAAGCCGAGCGGCTGTCGGCACAGATCGGGAGCGCGGCCGGCACGACCACGAACGCCGTAGTGCGGTCGCAGGGTGAGCGGGGACGGCCTTACGTCCCCTTCGGCTTCCCGGTGTTGCGGTAGATATAGGCTGCGAGCGCGGCCATCACGCTGAGGAAAAGCGCCCACGCTCCGGTGGCGCCGATGCGCTCCCAGAGCCAATCCACAGCCACAGGCACGCTCGCGCCAACGACCCAGCCCCACGCGGTCATCGCGAGGGTGAAGGCGACCATGGTGAGGGCGACGAGGAACCGGCGGGACATCAGTTCAGGAACAGTTCGGTGCCGAGGTTGCGATGCACCTCGCGCTGATTTTGGCACCAGTACCGCGCTCCAGTCGCCTCTACCTCGCGCGTGCGGCGCGCACCCTCCTTTTCGAGGATGCCTTTGGCGCGACCCGGAGGCGCCCATTTATGAGCGAGTTCGTACCCAGCCGTACCCAACTTGAGCGCCTTCGGTCCATCGACAACGAAGTAGGCGGGACAGTAGCGAACGATTGCAGCCATGACGCTGGCCGTTCGGGCTGCGCCCGAGACCTTGTCTTCCTGTGCCGACGCTGGCCCTGCGAGCAGCAGCACCGCGGTGAGGGCGAGTAAGGTTGGGCGAGGCAAGCGGCGAGGCATACCGCCACGCTATCACGCCATTCGTTGATGAAAAGCGCCTGCCCAGACCCAGCGGGGCATCCACACCGCCCCTTGACCCGTCGGGCAAAACCCGCGATTTGATCACCGTCCCGAGCGCTGTGCGCCGGGCCCCGAAGGCCGCTCCGAGATGGGCGGCCTTTCGCGTTTCAGGATGCCGAACATGAACGCTGCCGACCGCGACGCGCTGATCGCCTCGGCCGGGCGGCTCGGCACGACCCCGCTCGATCTCGGGACCGTCATTTCCTACGAGACCGGCGGCACGTTCTCGCCCTCCATCCGGGGCGGTGCCGGCAACCGGCATATCGGCCTGATCCAGTTCGGCATCCCGGAGCAGCGCCAGTATGGCGCCAGCCAGGACCAGAGCTTCGGCGAGCAGCTCGGCGCCGTCGAGCGCTACCTCACCGATCGCGGCTTCAAGCCCGGCATGGGGCTGCTCGACCTGTACTCGACCATCAACGCGGGCCGCCCTGGGCGCTACAACGCGAGCGACGCCGGGAATGGCGGTGCGCCTGGCACGGTCGCCGACAAGGTGAACGGGCAGATGGCCGGGCACCGCGCCAAGGCCTCGGCCTTCCTCGGCGGCGATGCAGCGATGACGATGCCGTCGGACGGCGGCGCGACCGCGCCCGTTGCATCCGGCCGGTTCGGCTTCTCCGGCATCGAGCCGTCCGCCTCCTCGGCCCCGACGATGGCCACGCCCGACGCGAAGAAAGACGACGGGCTCGACGCGGCCTCCATCCTCAAGATGCTCGCGGGCGAGAAAGGCCTCGGGTCGTTGGCGGCGCCGGCAGCGGGTGGCGCGACCGCCGCCCCAGCGCCGCCGCCCATGGTGCCGATCCAGCGTCGCGCCGCCCCCTTCGACCGCGACGCCTTTCTCGCGCTGCTGCGCCGCTGACCTGACCCGATTCCGCTGAAGGCCTGACCGACCTGCGCGCCCTCCGGCGCCGCGGGAACGGACGGTCGCGCGCGCCTGGAGCCCGAAATGACCGGCCTTATCGACTTCTCGATCTTCGCCTCGGAGAACAACGTCGCAGCCGCGCCGGTCAACTGGCAGGAGGGTATGCCCGCGAACGCAGTCAACAACTCCGCCCGCGAGATGATGGCGGCCCTGGCGCGGTGGCACTCCGACAACAACGGCTTCTTGGGCGCGACGATTTCTGGCAATGCTGCCACCGTTGCCAGTTCGCAGGGCATCAAAGCCAGTCATTTCGACAATGGCTTCTCGGTTTCGTTCGCAACCATGCAGACGAATACCGGACCGATGACGCTCAACATCGACAACACGGGGGCGCGGCCATGGCGTCGTCCGCGCGGCGTTGACTTCGCGCCGGGTGACATCGTCCCGTTCATGATCCACGTCGTGATCTGGTCGCCAGCGCAGCAGGCGTATGTCTCGATAGCGCCGACTCTGGATGAGCCTGGGCGAATTGGCACGTTCGCCACCTCGGAAGCGATCCCGCCGGGCTGGGTCGAATGCGACGGTCGAGCGCTCTCTCGCTCCGCCTACTCCGCCCTGTTCGGAGTGTTCGGCACGTATTTCGGCAACGGCGACGGCTCGACGACCTTCAACATTCCAGACGTAAGTGGGCGCGCGATCTTCGGTCGCGACGCCGGCAAGGGGCGCCTTACCGGCGCCGGAGGAATCGGGGGCATTATCGGCAGCGCCGGCGGGTCCGAAACCGTCACGTTGAGCGAGGCACAGATGCCCTCGCACGGGCACGGAGGCTCGACTGGCCCGGCCGGCGCGCACGATCATGGCGGCGGCACGGGGCAGGCCGGCCAGCACAACCACGGTGGCCTGACGGGCAATTCGGGCGGGCACAATCACACCGGTACGACCGGTGGCGCCGGAGCCCATAGTCACGGCGGCACCACCGGCAACGCCGGTAACCACGTGCATTCCCAGAACTATGAGCGGTTGAGCATCTATGGGGGCGGCGGCCAGTTGTCGGCTGTGAGCCAGCTCTTCCCGCCCGGGAACAACTCGGCGGCCACGAGCGAGGCGGCCGGCGTGCATCAGCATACCTTCACAACCGACCAAGTCGGCGAGCACTCGCACAATTTCACGACGAGCGGCGTCGGCGACCACGCCCACACCATCGGCTCTGACGGCAACCATACTCACACGATCCCCAGCGCGGTCGACCACAGCCACACGCTCAGCATCCAGGCTGCAGGCGGCGGCCAAGCTCATCCGAACATGCCGCCCGGCTTCGTCGGCATCTTCGCAATCAAGGCCTGACCGGCCCCCTCCTTTAAGACCGGAACCTCAGCATGAGCGTAACCGACTGGTCCCCCCAGCCGGGCGGCAACGCCTTGGCCGACCGCAGTATCCCGGCCCGTGACGGCATGGCCGGACGCGAGTTCCCGGAAGCGATCCGGGGCATCATGGCGAAGGTGGCCGCCTTCGTCCTCGACCAGAACGGCTCACTGGTCACAGGAGGTGCGACCAACGCCTATACGCTGATGACCCACTCGGGCATCACGGAGTTGAAGCCTGGGCTCTCGGTTTCCTTCCAGGCCGATCGCGACAGCTCAGATGTCCCGACGCTCAACGTCGATGGTCTCGGACCACGGCCGTTCCTGACACCAGCCGGGCTTCCCCTGATCGCCGGGTCGATCAAGCGCGGGCTGAACTACACCGTTGTCTGGGCGGAGGCGATCGACGCGGTACCGGCCGGCTGGCGGCTTAAGGGAGCGGCGGCCGTCCTAAACGGAAACGACTTTCAGGCGCTCGGGCACACCTCGGTCTACGATCGCGATTATACGGCGCTGACCAGCGACGTGCAGGTCGGCTTCCGCACGCTGACCGGTTCGCGTATCGTCACGCTGCCCGACGTGGACGCCTTCCCCCTGGGACAGGACCTCGTCATTGCCGATGAGAGCGGCGCCTGCTCGGAAGCGCTCACCATCACGATCCTGCCCGGCTCTGGTACTGGCGACACGATCGCCGGCGACGGCTCGATCGTCCTCACCAGCCCCTATCAGGCCGTCCGCTTCCGTCGCGGCGCCGCGAACCTCTGGATCCGCCTGTGATGATGCGCTCGCTCCTGATCCTCGCCGCGCTGCTCGGTCTGTCCGCGCCCGCGCTCGCGCAGACCCGCCCCTTGCCGCAGGGTGAGATCCGCGCCAACGGCGACATTACCTTCGGCAACGCTCTGAAGCTCGGAAAGCGCGAGGGCAACAAGACGGTCATTACCCCCGACACGCTTCAGATCCTCGGCTCAGGCTCGACCGGCGATGCGTCCGATCTGAGCGCGCGTCTTCGCGGGTCCACCAAGGCTCTCGCGCTCGGTCAGGATACCAGCATCGGTCATTCGGTGGCGCGGTTCGGTGCGCCGGGCGTCGAGACCTGCGCCGGCAACGACGCGGTGGACGACAGCGTGGCGATCAACGCCGCGATCACCTACGTGGCGAGCCTTGGTGGCGGCAAGGTCACCTTCCCGCAGAGCGCGGATTGCCGCGTCGCCAACCCGGTCATCCTCAGGCGGGCTGTGCAGCTTTGGGGGCATGGAGGCATCGGTGTCGATGGCGGCGTGAAGACAAGCCGGATCAGCCCGTCCGCCAGCATGGATGCGGTGGTCAAGCAGGCGGACCCGAACGAGCTTCTGAGCAGCGTCGGAATTCACAACATCACGTTCGATGGACGGCGCGCTGGCTCCCCGAACGCGCCATCCGGAAAGACGATCACGGTTGGCGCGCTGGTCAACGTTAAGTCGATCGGCTCGCGTTATCAGGACAATGGCTTTTTCTACTCGTCCGGTGACGGACTAGTATTGCGCAACGACATCTCGTCCTTCGCCTGGATCAATTGGGTGACGGGCAACCAGCTCTCCCAAAACCGTGGCTGGGCTCTCCGCCTGGAGAGCACCGACAGTATCGTCTCCATGAACTACATCGGCGTAAACGGCGTGATGGGGGTGGCCGGTGGCGGCAAGACTGCGACAGAGAACGGCTCGGGTGGCTGCGTTTGGACTCGGAATTTCGGCAACATCCGCTTCTTCGGTAATCAGATCGAAGTCTGCAACGTCGGAGTGCTAGAGCAGAGCGTCGATGAAGGTAACTACCCCGCTTATGGTAATTACTGGACCGGCAACTTTTTCGATCTCAACAATACCAGCGTTCAATTCAAGCATGGCGCGTTGTCTGCCGGCTCGATGATCGACTACACCGGTGTGTTCTCAGGGAACCGCTTTAGTACCGCAACGGATAACCACATCACGATCGACGATTACATTAGCTCTGGAACAGTCGCCGCGTCCGTTTTCAATCCAACCAAGGCAGGCGGAGCGGCCATCAAGTGGCTTGGCTCCAATTCCAGCAAGTGGTCTTTCTCCGGCAAGTTCTTGGATACCACCAACCCGCGCTTCCAAAATATGCCGGCGGATACCGCCATCGAGATCGCGGGAGACTCTCCGCAGTCGCGCGTCCCAGGTCTGACGGCCAGCCCCGCCCCGAATGGGTCGGCGGTTTTCGGGATCGATGCTGGTCCCGGCAACGTGCCGTCGATGGAGTTCCGGCAGACCGGTTCCATCAAGTATCGCACGCGGATCAACCCGGCGGATGGCTCGCTCACCACCTCAAACGTCGAGTTTGGCCAGGACGCGTTCAAGGTGCTCTTCAATGGCCAGACACAGTTCCTGAACCCTGTTGGCTTCAACGGGGCGACGCCGGCAGGTAAGTGCACGTTGCCCGCCGCCGTGCAAAATGACGGAGGGGCTACAAATGCCAGCCTCGCAAACCTGCTGAACAGTATCAGGGCCTGCCTGATCAACAACGGGCTGGCTCAGTAACCGACCCGCTCGCCGCGCCATCCGACCCGAGCCCGCTCTCTCGACAACCGGAACTACCATGCTCCTGCAGCGCCTCGCGGTGCGGGCCGCCCTCGCTTGCCTCGTGCTCAGCGTGACGCCGGCTCACGCCGAAATTGCATCGTGGTACGGCCCCGGCTTTCACGGGCGGCTGACGGCCAACGGTGAGCGGTTCGATCAGAACGCGCTCACCGCCGCGCACCGGAGCCTGCGCTTCGGCACCCGCGTGCGGGTCACCAACAGCGCGACCGGCCGCTCGGTGGTCGTGCGGATCAACGACCGGGGTCCGTTCGTCGCCGGCCGCTCCATCGATCTCGCCCGCGGCGCCGCCCGGGCCATCGGCTGCGGCACCTGCCGCGTCGCTCTTCAGCCCCTCTGATCCTCCCGCGCCAGGACCGCCAATGTCCCGCCTCGCCTACTATGCCGACTTCGTTTCGATGCCGGCGCTCGCGCTGGTGCTGATCCTGTTCGGCGGCGCCACGCTGCCGGGCATCATCCTCGGCCTCGCCGCCTGGACGCTGGCCGAGTACGTCATCCACCGCGTGCTGTTCCACCGACTGCCGCTGTTCAAAGCGGGGCACGACGAGCACCATGCCAAGCCCTCGGGCCGAACCGGCGTCACCTCCTGGCACTCGCTCCTCGTGTTCGGGGCGCTGTTCCTGCTGCTGCCGGCGGGCGCGCTTGCGGGCCTCGCCCTCGGCTATCTCGCCTACATCGCGGCCCACCACGCCATCCATCACTGGCGGATCGCGCCGGGGCACGTGCTCTATGCCCTGAAGATCCGGCACGCGATGCATCACCGCGGTGACGAGGTGAACTTCGGCGTCGTCACCACCCTGTGGGACCGCGCCTTCGGGACGTACCGGCCGCCCGCCGCTCGATCTGCTCAATAGCCGCGCCACCGCTGCACCGCCGACACCCTCGACAATCTGGAGAACCCGATGGCCGCGAGCCTGAACCGCGCCGCCTTCTACGCGGCCGTGCGCGCATCCTTGTTCGGCGGGCGTCTGACGGCCTCGCAGGTCGCGGGCATGGATGCGATCCTCGACGCCGCGCCCTCGCTGCTCGGCACGACGTCGCTCGGCTACTCGCTGGCGACCACGTTCCACGAGACGGCGCGCACCATGCAGCCGATCGAGGAATACGGTCGGGGCAAGGGCCGCGCCTACGGTCCCACCGGCTTCTGGGGACGCGGCTTCGTGCAGCTCACCTGGGAAACGAATTACGCCAAGGCGACCGCGCGGCTGCGGCAGCTTGGCTACCTGCGAGCCGACGAGGACCTGGTGAAGACGCCGAAGCTCGCGATGCGGCTCGACGTGGCGGCGGCCATCCTCTTCTACGGCATGGTTGAGGGTTGGTTCACCGGCAAGAAGCTGTCCGACTATTTCGGCGGCGGGCGGTACGAGCCGGTCGGAGCCCGCCGCATCATCAACGGCACCGACAAGGACGACCTGATCGCCGGCCAATGCGGTCTCTTCGTCGATGCGCTGCGCGCGGCCGGACACTCGGTGATCCCCGGAACTCCTCAGGTTAGCTCCTCAGGTTCGGCCGCGAGTTCCCCTCCTTTGTCTCCCAAAGGTGAGGAGCTATCCGCCTTGGCTCTCACGAAAGCCGATCCGTTGAACACAAAGCCCGCCCCCACCGGCGGGCTTCTTCGTTCCGGGGTCCAGGCCACCGGCGGCGCGGTCCGCTCCGGCCTCACCGGGCTCTACGACCTGATCCACACCTCGTTCCGGAAGGCCTGACCCATGGCGCCCCGTCCCTTCCTCGCGCGGGCCCGCCTCAGCCTGCGCCGCTGCTGGCGCGCGGCCTCGGGCTGGCGCGTCTACCTGCTGGCGGCCGTCATGGCTCTGCCCGACGTCCTCGACGCGCTCCCCGGCGTCGATCTCACGCCGCTCCTGCCGGCGTGGCTGCCAGGCGCGAAGGTGGCGACCTTCGTGGCTGTCGCCCGGCTCGCGGCCCGCGCCTACGCGACGAAGCTCGCGACGCTGCCGGCGCGGGAGCCGCCCCGATGAACCTCCTCGGCTGGCTCTCGAACCCGATCGGGTCCGCGCTCGGCGCCATCGGCTCTGGCCTCATCAAGGTGTTCGGCAACTCGGTGCTGAGCCCGATCCTCAAATCGATCGAGAACGGCCAGAACGCCCAGCGCGACGTGGCGGTGCAGGTCGTCCAGGCCGAGATCGCGGCGAACCAAGCGAAGGCGGCGATCGCGCCCGCCTTCAAGGGCCTCATCTACGGGATCGGCATCCCGCCCGCGATCCATTTCGGGGCGGCCTGCCTGACGAAGACCTTCGATCTCGGCTGGAACGTCCAGCCGCTGCCGCCTGAGTACGTGCCGATCGAGGCCACGATCCTCACCGCCTTCTTCGTCTCCTCGCCCCTCACGACGCTAGCGCGGGCCGGCGCCGCGCGCCTCCTGAAAGCCTGATCCGATGGACACCTCGTTCCTCGCCGCCGGCCCGATCTCCTGGGCTCAGGTCGTGGCGCTCGCGCTGTTCCTCGTCGGGCTTGGCAAGCTCGTCGACTGGATCACAGGCAAGTTGCGAGCTGGCACGAAGGACGCGGTGTCCCCGCTCACCATCGACATGGCTGCGGTGAAGATCCAGATCGCGGCCCAGACCGAAGCCCTGCACAACTTCAAGGTCGAGGTCGCCCGAACCTACGTCACCGGCGACGTCATCACCCGAATGGAGCGCCGCATCGACGACCTCGTGACCTCGATGCGCGAGGAAATGGCCGCGACACGCCGGGAGATGCTTCAGGCGATCACGGGGCGCCGGCCCGACTGATCCCCGCTATCCACATCCGTCCACACACCGCCCCGGGGCTTCGGCCTCGGGGCTTTTTTCGTGCGTGCTGCCGGCCGGCCGCTCGTATCCCTCCCATGCGACCATGGCGACCCAAGGCGTCATCCCGCCGTCGTCGTGGGCGGTCAGCGCCCGCATCTCTGCGCGCCAGTCCCGCTCCAGCACCCAGGCCTCGCGCAGCGCCTCGATCGCCTCCTCCTTCGTGTGCCGGAAGCCGCTGTCCGTCTTGCTCGGCTTCGACACGCCGACGAACTGGCTCACGCAGGTGATCGTCCAGTACCAGCGCGGCGGGGCGGGGATGGTGTCGTTGCGGTAGATCCGGCCGACAACGATGCCGCGGACCTCGAGCGTGAAGTCGGGGCCGGGCTTGAAGGTGTGGCGCCAGACCTCGGCGTCGGGATCGATCTCCGGCGCCTCAGCCATCACGATCCGACGACGGAGGGGACTCTTCGATCATCTCAAAGGACGGCCATTGCGTGCTGTTCCACTCGCGGATGAGGTGCCCGCATTTCCCGCAGTGGAAGTCGCCCTTATCCCGCGCCGGCGCACGGAAAATCGTCACCTTATAGCGCGCGCCACACCCTTCGCAGGTTTCGACACCGCCATCGCCCCGCCCCCATGTCTTGACCATCGTTCAACCTTTCTCCGTCCGCGCCAGCAGGATCGCCGTCCGCACGGCGGCTCGCTTCAAGCCGGGGCTCGACTCGGGATTGGCGACGACCTGGCTCGCCCATGCGTGCCCGGCGACGGCCGCGGCAAGGTCGAGGCTGTAGTGGTCGGCGATCGGATGGGCACTCGTCGCGGGATCTGCGTGGTAAGCATCAACGGCCGCGTTCACCTGCTCGTCGGTGACGGCCTTGGCCTTGAAGAGTTCGCCGACGGTGGGGTTCGGGTCCGGCATTTCGGGTCCGTTTTGCCGCTGACGCTTACCATGTGCTTACTATCGCACATCTCTGGTAAGCAGCACCGTCGCTAAGTGCCTCAAGTTATTGGTGGGCGGTGAGGGACTCGAACCCCCGACCCTCTCCGTGTAAAGGAGACGCTCTACCAACTGAGCTAACCGCCCGAACCGGCGCCGCGCAGCGTTACGGAAGGGAACGCGGCTGCGCAAGACCGCCCGTGTTCCCTCGCCTGCGTCGCGAATGAAAAAAGCCCCCGAAGCAAGGCTCCGGGGGCTTCGATCATTGCAAGCGTCGCGGCATCAGTGGGCGATGACCGCCGCGCCGTCCTCGTCGCGCTTCGGCGCCTTCGACGGGAGCGGCTCGTCCCACTCGATGGGCTCGGGCTGGCGCACGAGGGCGTGCTGCAGCACCTGATCCATCCGCGAGACGGGCACGATCTCCAGGCCGTTCTTCACGCTGTCGGGCACCTCGGCGATGTCCTTGGCGTTCTCCTCGGGGATCAGCACCGTCTTGATGCCGCCGCGCAGCGCGGCGAGCAGCTTCTCCTTCAGGCCGCCGATCGGCAGGACGCGACCGCGCAGCGTCACCTCGCCGGTCATCGCCACGTCGCGGCGCACCGGAATGCCGGTGAGCGTCGAGATGATGGCGGTGGCCATGGCGATGCCGGCCGACGGACCGTCCTTCGGGGTCGCCCCCTCCGGAACGTGGACGTGGATGTCCCGACGCTCGAACAGCGGCGGCTCGATGCCGAAGTCGATGGCCCGCGAGCGGACGTAGCTCGCCGCTGCCGAGATCGACTCCTTCATCACGTCGCGCAGGTTGCCCGTGACCGTCATCTTGCCCTTGCCGGGCATCATGACGCCCTCGATCGTGAGCAGCTCGCCGCCGACCTCGGTCCAGGCCAGACCCGTGACGACGCCGACCTGATCGTCCGCGTCGATCTCGCCGTAGCGGAACTTCGGCGGACCGAGGAATTCCGGCAGCGTCTCAGGATTGGCCTCGACCTGCTTCACCTTGGTGATCAGGATCTCCTTCACCGCCTTGCGGATCAGGTTGGAGATCTCGCGCTCCAGGTTGCGGACGCCCGCCTCCCGCGTGTAGCGGCGGATGAGCATCATCAGGCCGTCGTCGGTGATCGACCACTCGTCGGTCCCGAGCCCGTGCTTCTTCACAGCCTCGGGGATCAGATGGCGGCGGGCGATCTCCAGCTTCTCCTCTTCGGTGTAGCCGGCGATACGGATCACCTCCATCCGGTCCATGAGCGGGCCGGGGATGTTGAGCGTGTTCGCGGTCGTCACGAACATCACGTTCGACAGGTCGTAATCGACCTCGAGGTAATGGTCGTTGAAGGTCGCGTTCTGCTCCGGATCCAGAACCTCGAGGAGCGCCGCCGACGGATCGCCGCGGAAATCCATGCCCATCTTGTCGATCTCGTCGAGCAGGATGAGCGGGTTCGAGGTCTTGGCCTTGCGCATCGACTGGACGATCTTGCCGGGCATCGAGCCGATATAGGTCCGGCGGTGACCGCGGATCTCGGCCTCATCACGCACGCCGCCGAGCGACATCCGGACGAATTCGCGACCCGTGGCCTTGGCGATCGACTTGCCGAGCGAGGTCTTGCCGACGCCGGGGGGGCCGACGAGGCAGAGGATCGGGCCGGTGAGCTTGTTCGCCCGCTGCTGCACGGCGAGATACTCGACGATCCGGTCCTTGACCTTGTCGAGGCCGAAGTGGTCCGAGTCGAGGATCGCTTGCGCGCCCAACAGGTCCTTCTTGATCTTCGAGCGCTTACCCCACGGGATGCCGAGCATCCAGTCGAGGTAGTTGCGCACGACGGTGGCCTCGGCCGACATCGGCGACATCTGACGCAGCTTCTTCAGCTCGGCGGTGGCCTTCTCGCGGGCCTCCTTCGTCAGCTTGGTCTTCTCGATCTTCTCCTCGAGCTCGGCCAGCTCGTCGCGGCCGTCCTCGCTGTCGCCGAGCTCCTTCTGGATCGCCTTCATCTGCTCGTTGAGGTAGTACTCGCGCTGGGTCTTCTCCATCTGCCGCTTGACGCGGGTCCGGATGCGCTTCTCCACCTGCAGAACGGAGATCTCGCTCTCCATCAGCGACAGCACGCGCTCCAGGCGCTGCGCCACCGTGGGGATCTCAAGGATCGCCTGCTTGTCGGCGATCTTGACCGCGAGGTGCGAGCCCACCGTGTCGGCGAGCTTGGACGGCTCGTCGATCTGCGTGACGGCGGAGACGACCTCGGGCGAGATCTTCTTGTTGAGCTTCACGTAGTTCTCGAACTCGGAGATCACCGACCGGGCGAGCGCCTCGGCCTCGACGCGGTCGCCGAGATCGTCGGCGAGCGTGAGGGCACGCGCCTCGTAATACTCGTCGGAGCGGACGAACTCCTCGATCTGCGCACGGCCGGCACCCTCGACCAGCACCTTCACGGTGCCGTCGGGCAGCTTGAGGAGCTGCAGCACGGAGGCGAGCGTGCCGATCGTGTAGATGGCATCGGTGGCCGGATCGTCGTCGCTCGCGTTGATCTGCGTGGCAAGCAGGATGTGCCGGTCCGAACGCACCGCCTCCTCAAGCGCGCGGATCGACTTCTCGCGGCCCACGAAGAGGGGCACGATCATGTGCGGAAACACGACGATGTCGCGCAGCGGCAGGACGGCGTAGGAGCCCGTCGAACCGGGAACGACCGGCTGGCGCGATTTCGACTGGGTCATGGGGTCTTCCCTTGATCTGTTGACGCCGGGCATTCGCTCCTCACTGGAGAGCAAGCATCCTGCCAGGTGCCGACCGGGCCGCGAAGGGTCGGAAGCGGATAATCAGATTGCGGCTGGTGGCGCAGGCCCGACCTTTCGGGGGAGTGAAGCGTAGGGCCCTGCGTTGAGCCTGAAGTGGTCGTTGCGGAGGGCGCTTTCAAGCGTGGGCCCCCTCCGGAACGAAAAAGGGCCGCCGGCTCAAAACCGGGCGGCCCTCAGATTTCGCCGATCAGGCGCTGACGCTGGCCGGTGCGTCCTTGTTGCGGTCGCCGTGGATGAAGAGCGGCCGCGATTTGCCCTCGACCACCTCCGGGCCGATGACCACCTGTTCGACCGAGTCGAGGCCGGGCAGGTCGTACATCGTGTCGAGGAGGATGGTTTCCAGGATCGACCGCAGGCCGCGGGCGCCGGTCTTGCGCTCGATCGCCTTGCGGGCGACGAGGCTGAGCGCCTCGTC